CCTCTGTATCGTTCGCGTCATTGCAGACGGAATGGAACTTGGGCGATGCCGTCCGCAAAAGAGCGGCGATGGCCGACGCGGTGAAGATGCCACAGACCACCCCGTCTATGAACTTCTGCGTCATGAGCCGAACGAATGGCAGACCTCTTATGAGTTCCGCGAACAGTTCGCCATCCATGCTGGCCTGACCGGCAACGCATATATCTTCATCAACCGTGATGGGCGTGGGGTGCCGCAAGAGCTTTACGCCTTTCTGCCCAACTCGGTCACGACTGTCCAAAACGACGACATGTCGATCAGCTACCGCGTCGCCACCGAAAAGGGCGCGTATATCGACGTTCCCGCGTCGGACATGTGGCATATCAAAGGCCCAAGCTGGGACGGCGTTGTCGGCCTGAATGCTACCAAGCTGGCGCGTGAAGCGATTGGCCTTGCACTGGCATCAGAGCAATTCGGCGCAAACCTTTTCAAGAATGGTGCGCGACCAAGCGGTGTCCTGACTTCTCCCACGAACCTGACCGCCGATCAGAAAGCCGCGCTCAAAAAGGCATGGCAGGATCAATACAGCGGCGTCGGCAACGCCCACAAGACCGCCCTCATTGAAGGCGGCATCACCTTTCAGTCCATCGCGTCCACTGCGAACGAAGCGCAGTGGGTCGAAAGCCGCAAGTTCCAGATTGAAGAACTTTGCCGCGCCTTTCGTGTGCTGCCCATCATGGTCATGCAGTCGGGGGCCACTTCCTACAATTCGGTCGAGCAGCTTCTACTTGCTCACCTCACCCATACATTGATGCCTTGGTATGAGCGCATTGAACAGTCAGCGCGCAAAGCTCTCCTGACAAAGGAAGAGAAGAAGGCCGGATATTATATCAAGCTGGACAGTCGCGCGCTCATGGAAGCGTCCACGACTGATCGCATGGCCTACTACAATGCCGGTCGAACCCAAGGCTGGCTCACCACAAATGAAATCCGCGAGAAGGAAGACCTTCCTCGCAGCGATGATCCGATGGCCGACAAGCTGATGCCAGCAGCAAATCTGTTCGGGCAGCAGGCAACCGAAACTTCCGAAACCAACATGGAGAAGCAGGACGAGAACAATGGCAACGCAGATTGAGAAGAAGACTGTAATTGGCTTGGAGTGCAAACTAGCTGTTGAAGCTGTCGAGACCGACACCGACACAATGACATTCAGCGGCTATGGCTCTGTGTTCGGCAATGTCGATAGCTATGGCGACATCATCGAGAAAGGCGCGTTCAAGGCCAGCATAGAAAGGCACTTGGACGCTGGCACCATGCCGATGATGTTTCTTAATCATCGCATCTACGACAGCCTGCCGATCGGTTCGTGGACTGCTGTTGAGGAAGATGACTACGGCCTCAAAGTGACCGGCGAACTGCTCGACACCAGCGATGGCTTAGATACCTACAAGGCACTGAAGAAAGGCCTGATCAAAGGTCTGTCGATTGGCTTCTACCCCGTCGTCTGGGAAATGGCGTCCAAGTCGGATGAATATCGCCGCACAATCACGGAAGTCGATCTTGTTGAAGTCAGCGTGGTCAACATGCCTGCCAACGGCAGCGCGCTTATCGCTGATGTGAAGTCCAACATCGATGAGATGAATATTCGCGATCTTGAACGTCTGCTGCGTGATCGCGGCCTAAGCCGCAAAGAAGCCGAGACTGTAGCAAGCCAGTTTGAGAGCAAGAAGTATCTTGCTGAGCAGGAACAGAAGCGCGCCGAAATGAACGCTTTGAATGAGCGTCTGAACAAGCTGCTCGGCAAGTAAGAACCGACAGTCAACCAATAAATAGAGGGAGAGCAAGAGCAACTTGCTCAAGTGAGCCGCTACAGGGGCGATCCTGTCAATAGGTCACATAACAATAAAAACAATCCTATTAACAGGAGAGAACATAATATGTCAGATGAAACTGATAAGACCGATGCTGTCGTGAGTGCATTTGAGGAGTTCAAGTCTACTTACGACGCAAAGCTGGAAGAGACCGGTCAAGCAATCACCACTCTCACCGACGCGGTCAACAACCTGACCGCCGCTGTTTCCAATGTTGAGGAAACCGTTGATACCGTCGCGGAAGAACAGAAGAGCATTTCTGTTAAGTCGGGCCGCATTGGCGCTCCTGCGATCATCACCAAGAGCAATTGGGGCCTTGAACTTCGCAACTATGTTGCAACCGGCCTCAACACCCGTGCCGTAACCACGCAGACCGGCGCAAACGCAGGCGTAATCGGCGCTGCTGGTGGCTATCTCGTTCCCGAAGAGTTCGATAAAAACCTTATCACTCTTGCTCAGGACGTTGCGCCCCTACTTGCAGAGGTGGACGTTCAATCGACCAGCACCCCGGATGTGAAAATCCACGTTGATCTGGGCGGCACTGGCTCTAGCTGGGTTGATGAAACCGGCACCAACGGCCTCTATGATCCAACCAACACGCCATCGTTCGCGGAAGTCTCGGTTCCTTTCGGCACCCTGTTTGCGAAGCCGCTGATCTCCCACTACGCGCTGAACGACGCCTATTTCGACGTTGAAGCGCTGGTGACTGACCGCGTTGCGACCAAGTTCGCAAAGGAAGTCGCTTCCTCGATCATCAACGGCACCGGCGTCAATCAGCCAAAGGGCCTGCTTACCCACACGACCGCAGCTACCGCAGACAGCGTTCGTGCTTTCGGCACCATCCAGTATATCGCTTCGGGTCAGGCTGCTGCTCTGCCGGCAGCTAACACCTACGCGAACAAATATATCGACATGGTGACGGCTCTGAACCCAATCTACCGCGCAAACGCCAAGTGGTATGCTCCACGCTCGGTCGTCGGTGAACTTCGCAAGGTTCAGGACGCGAACGGCAATTACATGTGGCAGCAGTCACTTGTGCTGGGCCAACCTTCTTCGTTCCTCGGTTTCCCTGTCGTGGAAGTAGAGGATATTCCGGGTGTGGCAGCAGGCTCGCTCAGCCTGATCTTTGGCGATCTCAAGCAGGCTTACCGCGTATATGATCTGGTCGGCACCACCATGCTGCGCGACCCATACAGCTATGACGCCTACATTGCATTGAAGACCTCCAAGCGTTTCGGCGGCACTGGTGCGAACACCGAGGCGGTCAAGGTCATGAAGATCGCCGCTTCGTAAGCGATCAGCGAGACGAACTCGCAAACTGAAAAGCCCGGTCAGCAATGGCCGGGCTTTCCCATGGGGTTCGCTGGCCGTGCGATACGGAAAAAGCGGTAATTCAGCAGGCGACCAAGCCGGTCATTCGTTGCGCTCTGCATAACGTCCAAAGCGGACGCTCACGAAAGACACCTGATTTACGGACGATGCCCCTGGGGAAGCGGGGCCAAAATGAACGCCAGCACCTTATAACCACGCGGATGGCTTTGTTCTGAAACGAGAAGATACCTCTTCTCTTTTGGCGCGGTCCAAGCCCGCACCCGTGCGCCGTCCGGCCCTGTGCTAGTCGGGCTTTTTACTGCGCCGGGATGCCGAGACGCCCATTGATCGACCAACGCTATCCCTTGGGCAAATGTCATTGCAGGCGAGGCTTGAACCGTGCAGACTCGGGGTGCATCGGACACCATCACAATAACATCCCCCTTAATGAGGGCGGGATAATTTCCGACTTTATCGCCCTTGAAGCCGTCAGCTTTAGCCATTTCAGTTATCTTACTGGCAGCTGCGCCGGAGACGAGGGGTTCACAGTATCGAGTTAGGGCGGCCGAAGCGTCGATGTTTGTAGCAGCGGAAACTGGATAGGTAGTCACGCCTGCCAGACACAGCGCCGATGTCTTCCAAATTCGGTTCATGACGGCTCCAATTGATAGATTTCCTTCACGCATAATGCTGCGGGGCTAAAGATGCATTAAAGCCGACAGTCAGCTTTCCACCCGCCTTCGCCATTCCTCACCCCAACGCTGCCAACATAAATATCGGGGAGGTATCCCCGATGCAAAACACAATAAGCCGCGATCCCGATTATCTTGCCATCACCGTCGATGAAGCCAAACAATGGTGCCGGATCGACACGGACGATGACGATACCCTCATTGCGGGCCTGATCGCTACAGCTACCAGCGCGGCAGAAAGCTACACGGGCCGCACTATCGTTCCCGCGACCGTCGAATTCTCCTTCGATGAGGGCGACAAGCGATACCTGATCCCCACCGCACCCGTCATCGCTATTAGCGATGTCGAGCTGATGGACCCAGAGGGCGTCAAAGAAGCCCTGCCGATCCCTGACCGCTATTGGGTGCTATTGCGGGACAGCGGGGCTGTGCTGACGCTCGCAGGGGGAATGAGGGGCTGTCGCACGCTCGTCGTTACGTGTGACGCCGGATACGCAACCCCTGACGAGATCCCCACACCGATTAAACAAGCGATCGCTGTCCATGTTGGCTCCTTCTACGCCAATCGTGAGGGCCAGGACGCGGCAGCAGCCACATTCCAGAACTTGCTCAACCCGTTCCGGGTCGGTGTTCTGTGAAGGCAGGCGATTTAAAGCAGCGCATCACGTTCCTGAGCAGCACCACGACCACGAATGACATTGGCGAGGTGGTTGAGGACGCTCCAACTGAGGTCGCAACGGTCTGGGCCGCCAAATATCAGCTGACCGTCAAGGACATCACTCGCGCTGCCGGTCAGTCCGCGCAGGCAGAGGTAAAGTTCCTCATTCGCTACCGTGCCGACATCACAACAAAGATGATCGTCCAGCACAAAGGCGTCACTTACGCGATTACTGGCCTTGAAGAATATGAGGCCGGTCAGGGCTTGTTCGTGATGGTCCGTAGCATGACCGCATAAGCATCTAGATAAAGAGAACATAAAAGATGGCTGACAGACTACGCATTGAAATGAGGGGATGGGACGAACTCAAGAGGGGTTTGGAACAACTCGGCCCAGAACTAGCTACTAGGGCTGGCAAGTCCGCGATCCGTGCTGGCGCTAAGGCCCTTTCGGAAGAAGTGAAAGCGGCAACGCCGGTTGGCGATGAAGATACTTCGCGCAGCTACCGCACGAAAAGTGGAGAGAGCGTCACCGTCGATTACGGCCACATGCGCGATAACATAAAAGTTAAAATGGGTCGCCCCAAGAAGGCGTTCAATGTCGTGGCCATTGTTACGTTCGGCTCTGCGTTCTGGGCACGCTTCCTTGAATATGGCACTGTGAAGATGGCTGCGAAGCCATTTGCCAAGCCAGCGTTCGACAATGCGTCGATCATTGTTCTTGAGAAAATCAAAACTTCGCTAGGCGCATCCATGGATCGCCTCGCAAAGAAGTATGGGAGGCGCTGAGCATGGATAGTGCTTTCTACGCCGCTCTCAGCGCACAGACAGGAACTGTGAAGCTCTATCCGGTTCTCGCCCCTGATGATGCCGTCGCTCCGTTCGCTATTTACCAGCGCACCAGCACCCAGCGCGGGGTCGCACTTGATGGCTTAATCGGATTGGCTTCTGCGTCATATCGCATCGATGTTTACGCAACCTCTCTCAAGGCAGCACAGCAGATCGCCGACGATGTTGTGACCGGCTTTGCTGCTTATAGCGCAGCACCAATCAACTTTATCAGGATCGATAATGAGTTCGACGCTTCGGACCTATCCGGTGATCCCAAGTTGTTCAGAATGATTGTTGAAGTGACGGCTCACTTCACCGCCGACTAAGAGAACGGCCGAAGTCTCCAGAAAATAAATAGTTGGAAGCAAGCCCTGAGAGGCGAGCTACCAACTTTGGAGGCTAAAACATAATGACAACCGCCGTAGAAACTCAGGGCACTGTCCTATCCATTGAAACCGCCACTGGCGTTTTCACCCCTGTCGCTAAGATCACCGACTTCTCCGCATTCAGCGGCTCGGCATCGGTCATCGATACAACCAACCTCGACAGCACTGCTAAAGAAAAGCTGATGGGCTTGCAGGATTTCGGTCAGGTATCCATCAACTTCCTTGTCATCCCAAATGATGCCGGACAGGTCGCGCTTGAAGCAGCCAAGGCTTCGCGCTCCCTCAAGAATTTCAAGCTACAGTTGAATGATACCGACAACACAACCTACGCTTTTTCCGGCTTCGTTATCAGCAAGCCACTGAACGGCGGTGTCGACGCAGCAGTCACCGGCTCGGCCACTATCGAAATCTCCGGCGACGTAACGGTGAGCTAATGGCAAAGCTGGCTACAAAATCGTTCTTGCTATCGCAAAAGCCACGTTCGACCGAACTGTTCATCCCAGAGTGGAATGCAACAATTCGCTTGGAGGCGTTCAATGTCGAACGTCGCGTGGCTTTCGTGACGACCCTTCAAGACAATGCCAAAGCGGTTCAGGTTCACAACGATGATCCGAAAGCCAACCCATATGTCGAACCTCTTGACGAAGCGATGGTCGGTATCGTGTTCAGTGTGGTGGATGGCAAGGGCAATCTCATGTTCTCCCTTGACGATATTCCAGCACTAAAGAAGCTACCATACCAGCAAATCCAGAACATTTATCTGCATATGCTGTCCATGTCGCTTTCAGGCGGAAATATGCCGCAGCAGGTCGAGGCCGAAAAAAAAGATTGATGGATAACCCGGAGAGGCTGTTTATCTGCCGACTAGCTTTGGCTCTTGGCAAAAGCCTCTCCGAAGTCGCAGCCATGCCGTTGCCAGAGTTCACAACATGGGCCGCCTATTATGAGCTTGAGCCATGGGGCTGTCCAGTCGAGGACGAGCGTTCCAGAAACCAGCTCACGCTGTTCTACTCCGCTTATCGAGCTTCGTCCGATACTCCGATCCCTACATTCTATGACAGATGGAAGTTGGAAGAGAAGTCCGAACCAGAACCGGAAAGCAATCTGCACAACAAGATCAAGGGCTACTTCAAGGCATATGCGGAACGCCAGAACAAGAAGCGCCCTGCCTAGCCAATAAATACTCCGTAAGTCCTACGGAGTATTTTTATGTCACAGTTCGGCAGTCTCTACGCCAGCCTTTCGCTTGAGAGCGCATCATTCTTGAGCGGCATGAAGAAGGCCGCCGATGAAAGCACCAAGACATCGCGCATCATTCAAGGCTCGATGGACAAGGCCAGCATTGCGGTCAAAGGTTTAGCTGCTGCCGTGGGCATAGATATGCTTGTTGGCCTTACGCAGAAGGCGCTCGATTTCAGCGATGCCATTGCGGATATGTCAGATCGAACGGGCGTCTCGACTAAGATGATCCAAGAGTTCCGTTATGCTGCCCAGATGGCGGGTTCGGATTTCGAGACAGCAGATGCTGGCTTGGAAAAGTTCTCTAAGACCGTAGGTGACGCAGCGAATGGCAATGAAGCAGCGATCAAGAAGCTGAACGAATACGGCGTCACCACTCTTGAGGTCGATAAGGCGGTTAAGCAAGCCGCCGACAGCATCAAGAAGATGGATAATCCGACCAAGCAGATGTCTGCCACGATGGACCTGTTTGGCAAAAAGGCCGGCACGTTGACGCAGACACTTGCTGGCGGCTCCGAAGGTCTGGAACTCCAAGCAAGGGCTGCTCGTGATCTCGGTATCGTGCTGGAAGACGGCATTATCCGCAATGCGGGTCAGGCGAACGATCAGCTTGATACCATGAAGATGATCCTCAGCGCGCAAATGGCAGCGAATATCTCGGCTAATGCTGGCGCAATCGCGGGATTTGCCAGCGGTATTTCGAGCGTGACATCGGCACTCATGAAGTTTTGGGCACAGAACCCCAGGACTGCAATGGGTATCATGGGCGCGATTGCCGGTGGTTTGGCCTCCGGTCCATGGGGTGCCGCCGCTGGTGCTGCTGGTGGTGTCTATCTTGGTGGCAAGATGGATCAGGCCATGCAGGACGGCAACATGGACCTGC